ATGGGTATTGATGTTTCTCGTGGTGATAGTGAGGACTTTACAACATTCTGTATTATAGATTTTGATGAGAGAGAACAGGTACTAGAGTATTTGGGTAAGGTACCACCTGATGTTGCCGCTGAAGTCGCGTTTAAATGGGCGACTATGTATTCTGCGTTTGTTGTGATTGATATCACTGGGGGTATGGGAGTTTCTACCGCTCGTAAACTTCAGGAAATGAATTATAAGGATTTATATGTTGATGGTATAAATGCCGCTGACAAATGGAAATACAACCCAAAAGTAATAGAAAAAATACCAGGTCTTAATTTTAATTCAAAACGTGTTCAAATTGTTGCGGCATTTGAAGAAGCTTTAAGACATAACTTTATTGTTCGTTCTTCTCGTTTAATGAATGAATTAAATACGTTTGTATATATTAACGGAAGACCTGACCACATTAAAGGGCAACACGACGACCTTATCATGGCAATGGCTATGGCGATATATGTTGGTGAAAACTCATTTACACAACTTGAAAAGGTTACTGAACAGACCAAGGCGATGATGGAGAGTTGGATGGTCAATGAAACTCCTGTTAAAAATTCATCTAAAGACTTTAATCCTGGTTTACCCGTCATGCCAAACAATAACAATCACTACCGACCAAATGGAATCACAAAACAAGATTACGAACAATATAACTGGTTATTTGGAGGTAGAAGAAGATAACCTTTAATTAATTCGGGTAAAGTTTATATTTATCTAAAAAACTATGGCGGAAAAGAATAATTATACGATTTGGCAAAGGTTAACAAAAGTATTTGGTCCCGATTCAACTTTGGACCAACAACCACCCGTATATAACTTCGACAAAAAACAAATACTCAAGACAACTAATAAACAAGAGTATGAGAGAGAGAAGTTACAAGCACAACAAACCCTTTATTTAGGTCAACAATGGCAAAAGATTGAAAACAATCTTTATACACAAGCAGTTTATTATGAACCAACTCGTTTAGCCTCCTTTTATGATTATGAAAGTATGGAGTATACTCCTGAAATTTCCGCCGCCTTAGATATATACTCAGAAGAATCTACTACTCCCGATGAAGACGGTTATATGTTACAGATATATTCGGAAAGTAAAAGAATTAAATCTGTTTTAGGTGATTTGTTTAATAACAGATTAGATATTAATACTAACTTACCTATGTGGACAAGAAATACATGTAAGTATGGTGACAATTTTGTTTATCTGAAATTAGACCCTGAAAAAGGTATTATGGGTGCACAACAACTACCTAATATTGAGATTAATAGACAGGAGAGAGGTATGAAAATGAAGCCTGAACGTAACTCAACAAATACGGAGAATGATGCACTAAAGTTTTTATGGCAAAATAAAGACATGGAATTTAATACTTGGGAGATTGCTCACTTTAGATTATTAGGTGACGATAGAAAACTACCATACGGGACATCTATGTTGGAAAAAGGTAGAAGAATTTGGAAACAGTTAATACTATCAGAAGATGCCATGTTAATCTATAGAACATCGCGAGCACCTGAAAGAAGAGTATTTAAAGTATTTGTTGGAAATATGGACGACAAGGATGTTGAACCATACGTAAATAGAGTGGCAAACAAATTTAAGAGAGACCAAGTTGTAGATTCGAGTAACGGAAATGTCGATTTAAGATACAATCAAATGGCGGTCGACCAAGACTATTTTATTCCCGTTAGAGACCCTAACGCACCTAACCCTATAGATACATTGCCAGGTGCACAAAACCTATCTGAAATTGCAGATATAGAATACATTCAGAAGAAACTTTTAACATCTCTAAGAGTACCCAAAGCATTCTTAGGATTTGAAGAGGTTGTTGGTGACGGTAAAAACTTATCATTACAGGATATAAGATTTGCTAGAACTATAAACAGAATTCAAAAGTCGATGATTCAAGAACTAAATAAAATTGCAATTATACACCTTTACCTTTTAGGTTTTGAAGATGAATTAGGTAATTTTACTTTAGGTCTTACTAATCCTTCTACACAAGCGGACTTACTCAAAGTTGAGCAATGGCAACAAAAAATTCAATTATATAGAGATGCTGTTACTGACCCAGGAACTGGTATCTTACCCGTCTCCTCATCTTGGGCTAAGAAGCACATACTTGGTTTTAGTGACGAGGAAATTAAATTAGACTTACAACAACAAAGAATCGAAAAAGCGGTTGCTGCCGAACTTGAAAAGACATCCGAAGTTATTAGTAAAACTGGTGTATTCGCAAATATAGATAAACTATATGGTAATAAACCAGGTGAAGGAGGTGACCCATTAGGTGATGAAACAACTGATTCAGGTACAGGTGACTTAGGTGGTGACTTAGGTGGTGACTTAGGTGGTGACTTAGGTGGTGACTTAGGTGGTGACTTAGGTGGTGACTTAGGTGGTGATTTAGGTGGTGATGAAGGAGGGGGAGACACTGCACCCGAAGAAACTCCAACCGAAAGACTAGTAAGAAATAAAGACTTAGATTTATTAGTCGAGGACGACTTAATAAAAGGTAAAAGTATATTAGACTTATCTAAAGGTAGACAGTCTTTAGGGGAAATAGAAAAAAAGTTGAATTCACTTCTAAATGACTAAATTGTGAATAATACTACTTACATGATATTTATATAAAAAAATATCATGACATCATTCGGAATCATCAAAACCAAGATTGAAAAGTTATTCGAATCAACTTACGGAAAACAAGATTTTAAAACTCATATTAAGTCATTTAAATCTATGATACTTGAAAATAGTGACTTATGCGAAGTATATTTTATTTACGATGAATTATCATCTAAAAAAGGTTTAAACGAAACTATTGTAGACGAGTATATCTCTGAATCGTTTGAACAACTAAGAAGTTTAATTGATGATAACCAAAATGAAATTAATAAAATTAGTCAGTGGATTAACCAATTAGTTATTGAAACTAATAACAATTACAGTGATATCGATATTCAAGTTTATACTAAAAATGTAACTAAAAATCTAGAGTCATTATTAGAATCTAAAAATAGAATTAAGAAAAATTTATTAAGTAATGATATAGTTGAAATAAATGAATCTAGTTTGAATATACCTATTTCTTCTATGTTACAGATTGCCACTAAAACATTTAATAAAGAGTTTTCTTCACTTAATGAGGAAGAGAAAAAGGAGTTTAAATTTTTTACGTCACTAAATAAGAACCAATTAATAGAGGAAATAGATAAGTCTAAGAAATCTGTCTATAGTAAATTAAGTAATAATTTAAATGAATCTAACGATAACGAACTTAAAGAAAAGATTCAAAAAACTTTAAATAAAATAAACGAAACTGATTATACCCTTACATCTCTTTATAGACTTAAGCAATTAGAAAAGGGGTTATAATGAAAAGATTTTTTACATCATTATTAGGTGACGTTGATGGTCAAAAGTCATCAAAAAGGTTTGTTACCATAATCGCATTTTTCATGATGTGTATTGCCTTTGTTGCTAACATTTTTATGGATATACCGTTACAAAAATATGTGTGGGACGGTATGATGTATATTGTAGGTGCGGGGTTAGGATTTACCACACTTGAAAAATTTTCAAGAACTAAAGGTGTCGAGGAATAACGGAGGATAGAAAATATCTTAAATGGTCCTAAATCTTAAAGGTCGTTTCTTTTTTTGTTCAGGTATATAGCCTTTTTTTGACTCTCTCTTTTTTCTTCAGAGGGTTTTGTATACTCCTTATTTTTATTAAGGTTCTGAAGTTGCTTAGTCTTATAAACTTTATATTTGTAGTTTTTAAGAGCCGCCTCTATGTTCTTATTTTTTACCTTAATAATTAGCATATATAAATTTGTTTATCTATAAATATATGTTTTTGACATATAACTACAAATATAGTATATTTAATACAAATCAATAAACTTTGTAAGTATGGATTTATATGAAAAAAGGAAAAACGTCACAATTAAAAATATTCAATGACGCAAAATGTTATTACGGTACAGTAGATGCCAAAAATTTAAAAACAGTTTATATTGTTTTACAATCATGGGTAGAACCCATAAAAGAGTTTGAGAGTTGGGATAGAGCGACAGGGATTATGGAACGCAATATTAAACACGTTTTATTAGAAGTTTTAAATACCGAAGTGTTCGAAAAACATAATATAGTGGATTTAGATTTAAGAAGTAGTGGAATACAAAGAGGTAAAAGAAGTTTTATGAACTTAGAAATTACTTTATATCTTAAAAATCACTTAGATTTTAAATCAACAAAACTAAAAGAAAATATTAAAAAAGTCATTCAAGCAGTGTATACCGATTGCTTAAGAGGTATGAAGTATTTTGAAATACACAAGAGTAAAACGACAAAAGAAGTGGTCTGATATATTTATAAAGAAAAAACATGAAGATTTTAGGACCAAACGATTCAGGTAAAGGTATCTTAGTAGAGTGGGATGCCGGATTTGTAAATCCTAACGATAGCCGTAATGCACAAGTTATAAAAGAGTCTTATGGTCAATTAGACCATTCAAAACCATTTGAGTTTTACGCGACGTTACAAAAATACGATACCCCCAATAGAAACGGTAGAGTGTATCCTGAAAAGATTTTACGTAGAGAAGCTGACGTTTATAAAAAAGCAATCGAAAAAGGATTATCAATATCTGAACTTAACCACCCTGAATCATCTTTGATAGATTTGGACCGTGTCTCACACTTAATCACAGACGTATGGTGGGAAGGTAACACACTTATGGGAAAGATTAAATTATTGACCTCACCTGGATTTCATACAGAGGGTGTAGTTTCGTGTCCAGGTGACCAAGCGTCTAATTTAATGAGACAAGGAGTCACTATGGGTGTTTCTTCTCGTGGTGTTGGCTCATTAGTAAAGAAAGGTGAAAGAAATGAAGTACAAGACGATTTTGAATTAATCTGTTTTGATTTAGTTTCATCTCCATCTACACCAGGTGCATATCTATTCTTAGATAAAAATGATAAGGGTAAGTATGAAGAAAGTTTAGAGGAAGAGACTCAGTTAAGGTCACAAGAACCAAAGATTGATGGTGGTTTAGGTAAAAGTGTTGACTTAATGAAAAGACTTTCCGATTATTTAGGTTATTAAACCTTTTAAATAAAAAAACATGGACGAAAAGTATTTTGTGGCAAAAGTTCAGTATGACCTCCCTGATGAAAACTCAGGTAAAATTAAAAAAGTTAGAGAAGAAAAACTTGTTAAGGGTTTTAACGTAACTGACGTTGAAGCTAAAGTTACTCAAAACTTTAAGGATTTTGTTTACGATTGGAGAATCACAGCGTGTGTTGAGAGTAAAATCGACGAGGTGTATGAGTAATTTAAAATAAAAAAAAGATTTTTGAATCGGGGTTATCCCCGATTTTTTTTTGCTTAAAGTTATTAAAAAAACACTTTTTTCATATTTAACATATTTATATGATAACTATAATAAACTTTTTTGCAAAAAAATAATATGGCAGACAAAAAAAACCTAGTTGAAGAAGCTTTATTGCAGATGGAAAATCTACAAGAAGCCATAACTAATAATGCAAAAGGAATACTTGCTTCTACTATGAAGGAAGAAATCAGTGAATTAGTAAAAGAATCTCTTAATGAAGAAGAGGTTGAAGAAGTGTCTGAAATGGAGACTGAAGAAAATGTTGAAATGTCCGAACAGGAAGAGATTGACATTGAAGATGTTGAAGTTGATGATGCAGAAGACGACATGGAAGATGCCCTTGAAGATTTAGGTCTTGATATGGGTGACGATATGGAGTCTGATAACGACGAAGAGTTAGACTTGGGTGATGAGGAAATGTTAATGACCGATTTACCTGGTGACGACTTGGAAGTTGATGATGAAGAAGAGGTTCTTTTACCTCTCGATTTAACCGCAGCTTCTGATGACGAAATACTAAAGGTATTTAAAGCTATGGGTGAAGAAGACGGTATCATTGTAAAACAAGACGGTGGTGACGTTCATTTATCAGACGAAGAGACCGATACTGAATACGTTATTCAGTTAGGTGAATCAGAAGAAGAAGTTTCCGAAACAATGGGTGACCATTTAGGGGAAGACGAAACAGAAGAAGAAGTGGTATATGAAATCGAGATTGGTGAGGAAGAAGAAGCTGACGAAGAAGAAATGAGTGAAGGTGATTACGGTGGAAACAAAGGCGATGAGTCTAAGTCCCACAGAGATTACGAAACTAACGAAGGTAAGTATGGTGGAAACAAAGGCGATGAGTCTAGGTCACACAGAGATTACGAAACTAACGAAGGTAAGTATGGTGGAAACAAAGGCGATGAGTCTAAGTCACACAGAGATTACGAAACTAACGAAGGTGATTACGGTGGAAACAAAGGCGATGAGTCTAAGTCCCACAGAGATTACGAAACTAACGAAGGTGATTACGGTGGAAACAAAGGCGATGAGTCTAAGTCACACAGAGATTACGAAAGTAACGAAGGTGAAACCACTGAAACTGCTAGAACTAATGCGTCTTTAAGAAAGTACCCAAACGCTAAATCAGCACCCGAAGAGGTGAGAAAATATGCTAAGGGTAGATTAAGACCTGCGGTAAGAGAAAATGAAGAATTAAAAGCAGAAGTTAAACAACTTAGAGAGAAAAATGAAGAGTACCGTAAGGCACTTAATGTTTTCAAAGAGAAACTTAACGAAGTGGCTGTTTTCAATTCTAATTTAGCTTACGCTACTCGTTTATTCACTGAGCATTCTACTACGAAGCAAGAGAAAATAAATATTTTAAGACGTTTCGATGGTGTCGAGACTCTTAAAGAATCGAAATCTTTATATAAGACAGTTAAAGAAGATTTAGGTGGAAAAGAAACTAACGTTGTTACTGAATCAGTACAATCTAAAGTTACTAAAACTCCAACTAAAGGTTCAGCAAACAATCTTATCGAAAGTAAAACTTATGAAAATCCTCAGTTCTTAAGAATGAGAGATTTAATGAGTAAATTAAAATAAAAATAAA